CAGTCTCACCTTTTTTAGCTCCATATTGTTTCTTCATGGACTTCATTATCTTTTTACCTTTAGGTGTTAATGGCATTATTGATCTTTTCCCTTGTTAACTCCAGACTCGGTAACTTTTTTACCACCAAGTCTTTGTGTAGTTCGTCTTAACTTTTTTCTAGCAGGATCAATGTCCTCTTCCATTTTTTGAAAAGAACGTTTCATTCTACCTTTTGATTTCAAAGCAGATAACTTAACATCGGTTGTAACTTGTTTTATTTTGGATTTGTGCACAGCTGGTTTAACAGAACTAATAACTTCTGTACCAGTTGTTTTTTGTTTTCCAAAATTTTTTAAAGCTTTACCAAAGCCTCGTAATGCTGCTCCGACAACTGACATATACTACCTATTTATTTTGCCAGACTTTTTAGCTTTTGAACCAAACTTACCATAAGACTCATCTCTTGAAGCTTTTAACTGTTTAGCAGTTCTTGGCTTTCTGATTCTCATAGCGATAGACTCATCTTTTCTAGCTTTGTAGCCTTGTTGTTTTTTTCCAACTTTGCCACCGTCTTTGTACATCTTGCCACCTTTCATACCCATGTCATTTTTGTAGTAGCCAGACATCATATCTTTTCTAGCAGTAGACATTCCACCGCCCATTTTTTTGACTCTGCCACCTTTTTTCATAAAGCCCATTTTGTTTCTGACTTTAGTTGGTAGTTTAGCAAGACCTGGATTTTTTTCTTTATCCACAGCTTTTAATGCTTTACCACCTTTTGCAAGAGCCTTTCTAGGCTGTGCAACTTGTGTGTTAAACCTTCTATTTGGCATTTTTATTTCCTCCGTTCCTAAAAATTTGTGTACCCTTTATACCATATATTGACGCCACGACAAGGATCCACAAGTTGGTGAACCATGACGGGAGCTGCGAGAACATCTCGAAGAACAATTTTACTTTGTCCATCGCAGATGGGTCATCACTGATGACTGCCCAGGCCAGCACCAACACGGGCAAACTTAAAATTATAAGAACGGCCTCGTCCTTCCAGTCTGATTGACGAGCCTCCAGCAATTTACCCTGGTAAGCTTCCTCACCTTGGGCCATCTTGGTTGCATGCATAAGCTGCGCTTCTGACATAGCCATCTTCGTCTTCTGCTTGTTAGCGTAAATCTTACTTCCTGCAGAGACGGCTAATTTAATTGCCGATAACCACATGATTTAGTACCAAGTTGCTGTTTTATCTTTGTCAGCTAACATTCTTTTCGTACCTCTAACCTTTTCTTTGTCTCCTGTAGGGATAACGTTTCTTGCTCTTTTAACGTTAGCCTTACTTCTTGGATCATACTCAAGATTTTGGCTAGGTATCGACATTTGTTTAGCTTTTTTATAATTCATCATAATGTTTTTACCTTATATTAAGTTTTTGGACCTTTCAAGATTTTAACGTCAGCCATTTTCATCAAATCGTTGTCCAATTTTGCTGCGTTTGACATGGCTTGCTTTGTTAACGATGTATCAGCTCTTAATTCTGCTAATTCTTCGTTCTGTTCTAGCTTATCTTCCGTTAAATCTCTTTGTTGAACCAATTTTGCTTTGTCAATATTGATTCTTTCGTCGTCATATTGTTTTTTACGCTCGTTTTCCATCGCTCGTAGGTCAACTTCACGTGATTTTAGTTTTAGAAGAGGGTCATTGTCAAACGTTGACGTAATTTTCTTCTCTTCTTTCATAAAATCTTCTGTCATTTCTGCAATTAGCACTGCTTTTCTAGCTTCAACAGCTTGTGACATCACTTGTAGCTCGTTTGCTGCCTGTGGATTTGATGGTGCTTGCTGTTGTAGCATCTGCATTGTCTGTAATTGCTCTCTAAACTCTAATTGTATCTGTTCTTGAGCCATTAAACTTATGTGTTCAAGTATATTTTTCTGTAATGCAGCCATAACTGGTGGATTATTTCTTACCATGTTAGTTGCCATAAAGTTTAAATGCGAAGTTATGTGTGCTCTGTGGTCTTGACCAGGGAAAGCTTGGAATGGTTTACCACCTAATGCATCAATATTTTCTAACGCTGGATCTTTTGGTGCGTTAGGTGCAGGAGGTGGTAGTATTGAGTCTATATTTTTTACTCCGATTGCTTCATACATGTTACGATAAATATTATACATGTTGTGCATACCAGGATTTGCTGTTGCAAGTTGTAATTCTGTTTGTGCAAGAGTAATTCTTTGCGACATAGAAAAAATATTAGGGTCCGCTACAGGAATAATATCTACTCTGTCATCAAAATCTAATTGTTTGATTGTTCTTGCACCACCAACTACGTCGTACGGATATTCTGGTGGTAGATATTTTGATACAATATCTGCAAGTAATCTAAATTCTTTTTTCATCGCTGCATATAATCTTTTGTGTATTGCAGACATAACTCTTGATCCTCTCTCAAGAAGAGCGATCGTAGTTCCTACAGCTGCATTTTGATTACCATCTCCTACTTGCATCTCTGCAATAGAAGCAAATCTTTGTCCTGCTTGTACAACGATACCTAATAATTGTAATAATGTTGGTGATGGTTCTTTGTATGGTAACGGAAAGAATGCATCACGTAATGATCCACCCGGTGCATCAACATCTTTAAACTCACCTGGTTGTATTGGAGCTGCTTCGTCTTGGACTCTGACACCTCTCTGTTTAAAACCAGCAGGTAAGTTTGATAATGTCCCTGCATCTAGCAATTGACGGAGAGCAGACGTTGCCGTTCTGCTCAATCCGCCAATCATGTGAATGAGTCCGAAACCATAAAATCCTAGTCCTGGCAGAAATTTGAAGTGGACGAAGTATTGGATTTTATTTTTCTTCGGATCATCGGGCGCATAGTTCCTTCTGATAGAAAGAACTGTTCGGGTACTTTCATCGATAGTTACGACGTAAGGAAGTTTGATACCAGTCGGTTGTCCGTCTGCACCTGTTTCCTCAAAACCTTCGAGGTCAAGATTAACATGACACTCGAGTAAAGTATAAATCGGTTGTGGTTTACCGGTAGCTTTAGTTCCTTCAAGTTCTCGTTCTTTTTTAAGAACAGGGTTTGTCTCAACCCTACCTGGAGGTCCTAAATCTACGTCACGGTAAAAACCAGAAACTTGCTGCTTACGCAATTCGTTCTCTGGCATTTTTATGACATGAATTATTGACTGTGCATCATCTAATGAGGTAGCTGTGTACGGTACAACTAATTCATCTGCTGGGACAAATTTAGAAACGGCTCGTCCCATTGTTGTGTCATAATAAATTTTTTTAAATGTTGAACCTGCAAGTGGTAAATGAAATAACATAGAATCAAACTCTGGTTCGTATTCTTCCATCTCATCCATCACAAGATAGTTCATGTAATCTTTTACTCTTTGTGCTTGTAAGTCGTTTGCTGGTGTTTGTATTCCAACAACTTGTGTTCTTACTGGTCCATCACCTGGTAATAATTCTTTGTATGCTTGTGCTTGAAACTGTGTAACTGCTTCTGCTAGTACAGGGTGCGTTGCACCTGAAGCACCTTGAAAAGGTTCTGATCTATCTTGATATTTAAATCCTAATAAATCTAAACCATCACGATAACTTTGCTCCCATTCTTTTCTAGATGCTTTGTAATCGTTGTAGTCTCCAACCATGTCGTTACCAACTGGTTGTAAAACATCTTCTGGTAAAATATCTGCAAGGTTATCAAAATGATTTTCTGTGCCCGGTATATTTATAGCTCCCGGTTCAAAGTCAATAATTGCACCACCATCTTCTTCGGGTGTAACTTCAACTGGTCCTTTTTCTACTTCCTCCTCTTTAACACTAACAGACTCGATCTCCTCTTCTGTTGGGACATCGATTTTAGTTCGCGTGTTACTAGGGAGTCCTTTATCTACTTCTGCCATTTAATACTCCTATGTATTTGTAACATAATATTTTAGGTTTTCCAACCCTTGTGGATTAGGTCCTGATTCTGGTGGCGGGCCTTCATCTATACCTCCAGATAAACCAGCAATACCACCACCTGCAAGAAACTCATCAGCCATAGCTGACGTTCCAAATCCTCTTTTTTTAGATCTCTCTAAATTTTTTTTAGCTTCTAAATCTTTTACTCTTTCAGTGCCTGCTGTAAATATTTCTTGTGCCTCATCAACATTTAAATCAGAGTCTGGTGTAGGACCTTCTATAAAACCAAAACCCATAGGCATATCTACATTTAAATCTTTTAACGCATCTTGCTTTACAACGCTTCTTGCTTCTTTTTCTTTTGGACTTAACGCTGCATATCTTTTTAAACCACCAACAACATCGGTGCCAATTAAACCATACTCTAACGCTTCTAAAACTGGTTTACCTTGTTCAAATTGTTTGTAGGTATCATAGATAACCAATGGTGTAGCAGCTACTCCTAAAGTTTTAAACCCTGCTCGTAAAAATCTTTTTTTTGCTAAATCGCCTGGTATGCTTGTTGCCATATTAAATAAATCAGTTACTCCAGGAATTTTTGCAGCTACCATCATACCTTTGTCTTCTGCTTTTTTAGCTAAATTTAAAACTTGTTTTTTAAATAATTTTTTATCTGCATCAGAAAAATCTTTAAATTTTTTAGAACCAAATTTTGCAAGAGCACTTGGATTTTTATCTACACCTTTTCTTACTTGTGATAGTTCTACAATAGTTCCGTTAGAATCAAACACAGGACTATATTCAATGTAACCAATAATATTTTTTAATTTTTTAGGTAGTCCTGCTTTTGCTTTATCTACAATTTGTTTTGACTCCGCATTTAAATCATTTAATCTTTTTAGAGCATCAGGGCTAGATAAATCCATACTACCTAT